ATATTGGTCCATTAAAGTTTCAATTTAAAGGTGATAACAGTTTGTATGGATGCAAGCTTCCTGTAGAAGGAGCAGTATTCTCTGATAGAAATACTAAGTCAACAGCTTTGTTAGACTTAATGAAGCCATACCAGATTGGATACAACATTGTAAACAATCAGATTGCTGATATACTAGTTGATGAGTTAGGAACAGTAATTTTACTTGATCAGAATTCACTACCAAGACACTCAATGGGTGAAGACTGGGGTAAGAACAATTTATCAAAAGCATATGTGGCAATGAAGAATTTCCAGATGCTTCCTTTGGATACCTCAATAAGCAATACAGAAAACCCTCTTAACTTCCAGCACTTTCAGAAATTAGATCTTTCACAAACAGAAAGGCTAATGTCAAGAATCAAATTAGCAGAGCACTTTAAACAACAAGCTTATGAAGTAATTGGTATCAACCCTCAAAGATTAGGACAAGAGTTAACACAAACTACAGCTACAGGTGTAGAACAGGCTAAGAGTGCTTCTTATGCACAAACTGAGATGTTCTTCATGCAGCACTGTGATTACTTAATGCCAAGAGTACACCAGATGAGAACTGACTTAGCTCAATACTATAATTCAACAAAACCATCTGCAAGACTTACATACATGACATCTCAGGATGAAAAAGTAAATTTTGAAATAAATGGTACTGATTTATTAATGAGAGATCTTAATATCTTCTGTAGTACAAATGCAAATAACAGAGCTGTATTAGAGCAATTGAAACAAATGGCTTTAACAAACAATACAACTGGAGCAACAATCTTTGATCTTGGTAAAATTGTTCAAGCTGATAGTATATCTGAAGTTACAGGTACACTTAAAGCTGCTGAAGAAAAAATGAACAAGCAAAAACAAGAGGAGCAACAACATCAACAAGAAATGCAACAGCAACAACTTGATTCTCAAGAGAAACAAAAGAAAATGGAACTTGATGCAGCTGAATTGAGAGATGAGAAAAATAGACAAAAAGATATTCTTGTTGCTGAAATACGCGCGGCAGGTATGGGTGCTATGACTGATGTTAATGAAAATAAACAATCAGACTTCTTAGATGCTATGAAAGAGATCAGAGCTACTGAAGAGTTTCAAGATCAAACAAACTTACAGAGAGAAAAGGAAACTAATAGAATGAATAATGATTCTCAGAAAGCTCAAATTGAAAGAGAAAAGATCCAAGCTCAAAGAGAAATAGCAGATAAACAATTGCAGGTTGCAAGAGAAAATAAAACAAAAAGTGAATTAAAAGCAGATAAAAAAATATGATAACTTATATTTATACTTTAGTAGATCCTGAAACTGATAAAGTAAGATATGTTGGTAAAACTAATGTGAAACCTCAAAACAGGTATAATCAACATATTTACCAATGGAAAAGATCTATAAGACTTACTAAAGTAAATAGTTGGATTAAACATCTTTCATTAAAAGATAAAAAACCTGTTTGTAATATAACTAAGGAAGGTGTAGTATTATTTGAATTTAAAAGTGTTACTGAAGCAGCAAGGTTTTTTAAAATTGAACCTACACATATAACAAGAGTGTGTAAAGGTAAATCTAAATCAGGTTTAACAAAAGGTCATTATTTTAAATATTTATAAGAAGAAAAGAATAATACTTAGCTATATAGTGTGAAAAATTTTATAAGCTGCTTTAAATTTATCAAGTTTAATTAGTATATTAAATTATAAACCAAAACCAACAAAGATGACTGATGAAACAAAAAACCTCAATGAGGATGTTCAAGAAACTACAGCGGTAGGACAAATAGACATAAACATTGATGAGCTTTTTGGTAACCCTGGTGCAGAAAGCATTATGCTTCCTGAAGATGGAGAACCAGAAAAACCAAAAGGTATGTTCTCAAAGGAGAACATTGACACTTCGTTCCTTGACAACAATCCATTAACCTCTGCTGAAAGAAAGGAAAAGGAAGAAGCTAAAGCTGAAACAGAAGAAACAATTGCAGAACTTGACAATCTTATTTCACAAGTAGAAGACAACAGTGGAAAAGGTAGATCGAAAGTAGACAAGAGTGGTCTTTTAGACTTAGCACAAAAAATGATTGAAGAAGGGTCTTTAATGCCTTTTGATGATGACAAACCATTAGAAGAATACACCACTAAAGATTTCAGAGAATTATTTGAAGCTAACTTCCAAGAGAAAGAGAATAAGATTAAGGAGGATACTCCAAAAGAATTCTTTAACTCTTTACCTGAAGAACTTCAGATTGCTGCAAAATATGTAGCAGATGGTGGACAAGATTTAAAAGGTCTTTTCAGATCATTAGCACATGTAGAAGAAATTGTGCAATTAGATCCTAGTAATGAAGGAGACCAAGAAGAAATTGCTAGACAATATCTTTGGGCTACTAACTTTGGTACAGCAGAAGAAATTGAATCAGAGATTCAAGATTGGGCTGACATGAATAAGTTAGAGCAAAAAGCAAATCAGTTTAAGCCTAAGCTAGACAGAATGCAAGAAGAGATTATTGCAAGACAGTTAGCAGAGCAAGAACATAAAAAAGAACAGCAACAAAAGCAAGCAAAAGCATATACTGATAATGTATATAATACACTTGCTACTGGTGAGCTAGGAGGAATTAAGCTTGACAAGAAGATTCAAAGCATGCTTTATTCAGGATTGGTACAACCAAACTACCCTTCTATCTCTGGAAAACAAACTAATTTACTTGGACACTTGTTAGAAAAGTATCAGTTTGTAGAACCAAACCATGGATTGATTGCTAAAGCTCTTTGGTTGCTTCAAGATCCAGAAGGATTTGAATCAAAAATTAGAGAACAAGGTTCTAAAGAAACTGTAGAAAAAACAGTAAGAACTTTGAAAACAGAAGAATCTAGAAAATTATCTAGCTCTTCTACAAACACAGGTTCATTAGAAGAAAACAGACCTTCTGCTAATAAACCAAAAACAATATCCAGACAGAATACTAACATATTCAGAAGGACTTTTTAATTAGTAACTAATAAATAAAATAAATAAATGAGTACTCCAGTTTTAAACAATGGTATATTCCTACGTGATACTGCATACAATGCAAGTTCACATGTGGATTCTTACCACTTAGTAAACATGTTAAAGGATGCGCAACCAATGGATTTAGGTCCAGTTGACTTATGGGCTATGGCTCAAAAAGTTGAGATGCCACTTTATCAAATGTCTTCTTTCGGTGGAAAGAATGTAATTATGGTTGACAATGCAAGAGGTGAGTATAGATGGCAAACTCCGGTTTCTATTGACCTTCCTTATGTAATTGAAGACATTGAACCAGACAATGAATTCAAAGGAATTGAAGGTTCAACATTCCGTATTAAATTGAACAGACGTGAGTTTGGACATGGTGATATCATCACTTATGACAAATACAACGGTGTTGAGATGTACATTACTGCAGAAGATATTCTTCCAATTGGTGATGGTTTCATCTACACAGTTCAATTAGTGAACAATGACAATTTCAAATTCTTGGATAACAAGTATTTGTCTAATGGTACTAAAGTATTCCGTAAAGGTTCTGCACGTGGTGAATATGGAGAAAGATTCTCTGATATCCAAACAAGAGCAGGATTCCGTGAATTCTACAACTTTGTTGGTGGTGCTGAAGCTCACGTACATTATTCTATCTCTTCTAGAGCAGATTTGATGATCAAAGGAGGAATGAATGCAGATGGAACAGTTCCTGTAACTGAAATCTGGAGAACATTTGATTCTAACTTAAATGATCCATCTATTGCTAACTTAGATGACATGGTTAAGAAATTAGGTAAAGACAAAGTTAAAAAAGCTTTTGACAATGGTGATTTATCTAGAACATTCTTAACTACAATGGAATCTGCTCACTTGTCTAAAATTGCTACAGATATTGAAACTTACTTAATGTGGGGTCAAGGTGGTAAAGTTAAACAAGATGGTCCAGATGATTTAAGATTGTCAGTGGGTCTTTGGAAACAGTTGGATAACTCTTTCAAAAGAATCTACAACAAAAACAACTTTACATTGGATTTATTCCGTGGAGAGATCTACAACTTCTTTAATGGTAAAGTTGAGTTCCAAGGTCCAGATCCAAAACGCTCTCTAGTTGTACAAACTGGTATGGGTGGTATGAGAATGGTAAATGAGGCTATCAAACGTGAGGCAGTATCTTCAGGTTTATTGATTCAAGCTGCTGATATAGGTGCAATCACTGGTAAAGGTATGGACTTGAACTTTGGATTTGCATACACTTCATATGTTATCCCATTCTTGGCTAACGTGAAATTTGTATTGAATCCAGCATTTGACAATGTTCACACAAATGATATTGAAAACCCAATTATTGATGGTTTCCCATTATCTTCTTATTCATTCATTATCTTTGATATTACTGATAATACTAATGATAACATCTTCTTATTGAAATTATCTTGGGATAATCAATTGAAATGGTGGTATCAAAATGGTACTATGGATTACATGGGTAGAACTCAAGGGTTCCAATCTTCAGGTCAATTCAATGGATACCGTGTAATGATGTCTCAAACAATGCCAGCTATTTGGGTTAAAGATCCAACTAAAGTATTGAAAATTGTTATGAGAAACCCTATTACAGGAGGAAGTTTTTGATCAGACAGTAATTGGATTTCTCAAATATTCTTTTTATATTTGTGTTTTAATTATAAAAACATGGACAAAAAGAAAAGAATTTACCCGCATAGACCTTATAATGCGGTAGCTAATTTGAGTAAAATTACAACAGAGCAAAAAGAAACTGTTAAAAGTATGTATCTTCAAGGGCTTCCTCAAACTAAAATTGAGGAAGTCATGAAGATGACTAGAAAAACTATTAGAACAATACTACAGCAATCTGGGTTAATAAGAGATAAATCTACACAATGGAGACTCAGTAGAGGTTCTACGTTAGATGAAACTGTTTTTGATACATTAACACCAGAAGCTTTATATTGGATAGGTTTTCTATATGCAGATGGTCACATTAGAAAAGAAAAAGAATATTCTATTGAATTAGAAATTGAGCTAAAGGATAAAGAACATTTAGAAAAGTTTAAACTTTTTTTTAATTGTAATAAAGAGATAAAATTTTATGCAGAAAATTCTTGTTCAATTAAAATTTTTTCTAAAGTTTTACATAGTAAACTTAAAGAGTTAGGTTTTAATAATAAAAAAAGTTGGACAGCTGTACCACATGACTCTTTAAAAAATTCAAAAGATTTTTGGAGAGGTGTTGTTGACGGTGATGGTGGAGTTTATAACTATGACATTAAACCTCAGATTTCATTATGTGGAACAATTGAAACAATTTTTGAATTTATTATTTTTTGTACTAAGGAACTGGAAATTAAAAGTAAATATCCAAGTCATAGTAATAAAGAAGGAGGTTTAAAAAATAGCTTATTTCAAGTTCACTATTATTCAAGTGATTGTAAAAAAGTTTTAGAATTATTGTATCAAGATGCAACTATCTATTTAGATAGAAAATATAACACTTATCTGGAGATGTGCCAGAATAATTAATTAAATTTACACAAACCAAAAACCAACAAAACAATGGATAATTTCACAATGGTTGAGACCGGTAAGGGCTCAGTTAAAAAAACAGCAATAGCTGTAAGACCTTTCTTTGACAATTCCTCTTCTAACATGGGTTTAGAAGATTATGGGATGAGTTTATTTGATGGGGTAACACACTCTGAACAAATTGCTTGTTTAGACAATAATGGTGTAGTAAGATACCTTACTGGACTGAATGAATTTGCACCGGAAATAAAACTTCTTAATGAAGAAGATAGAGCTGCAAAGGTAAGAGAGATAAGAAGTGCTGTAGCTGAGTTAGAAAAAGAATTAGCTGCAAATGTAATTGATATTGAAGATCCAATGTTTTGGAATCAAGTAAAATTACTACAACCAAACAATAAAGATTTTTGGAATAAGATTTCCATTTCTTGTGGTAATGAACCTTTGTTCTTAGACCCAAGAGATCCTTATGATAGAATCAAACTTTATGCAATTGAAGCAGGAGGATTTTCTCTTGTATCAAAAAGTTTTGATGATGCTAGATCCAAAGCTGTTCCACCTAAGTTTTACTTAGATAAAGAAGAAGAAACAGTAATGGTAAGAACTGAATACAAAAAGCTGCGTAATAAAGCACTTGCTGAACTTCAGAAATTATTTGACAAAAACAGTACTAAGTTGTTTTACATTGCTAAGGTGGTGGATATCAACAGTACACAATATAGAAAATCAACTCCTAATGATGTAATCTATGAAAACATGGATGTATTCATCAACGGTTTAGGAGGAGAAAGTAACAAAGAAAGAGCAGCTAAATCATTTATGGATGTAGCTAATCTTGATATGGAAACACTAAAAATTAAATCAATTGTTAGAGATTCCGTATTTTTTAAGTATATTATAAATAAGGCAGATGGTTATATCTACCACACTAAGTCAGGTGCTATGCTTGGAAGAAATGTGTCTGATGTAGTTGAGCATATGAAGAACCCTTTAAATGAGGATATCTTAAAAGACTTGAACGCTGCTTGTGAAAAGTATTGGAACTCTTAAACTAAAAATAAAATGGCAAATTACACAACTGGGAAAATGAATAACCCAAATGCAAAAGTTTCCGCTTCTAAAGTTGCTGGAAGTAAAGGTGTTAAATCTGGAGTTAATCCAAAAGCATCTGCACAAAAAGTAGCAAAAGGAAAAGTAGGTGGAATATCTAAAGCTCCTAAATCAGCATCTCCTTCTAAATAAGGGGATGCTTAATTTTATTTTAATATTATGGCAAAGAAAGTAAGAGAAGAAGTTAAAGATGAAACAGTAAAGAAAGTTTCAACTGCTAAAAAAGCATCAGTAAGAAAACCTAGAGTTAAGAAAGCTAAACCTGTTATAGTTAAAGAAGAGGTTGAACAAGAAGTATTAGCAATAGTTGAAAATGCTACATATGAAGCAACTAAAATTATTTCTGAACACAAAGAATTAGTTGAAGAAAAAGCTGAGGAGATTGAAGAAATAGTAATTGAATCAGTATCAACAGCTGCTAAAATTAAATCTTTTTTTAAAAACTTATTTAAGAAAAAATAATAATGGCAAAGCAAATGCTAAAAAGAAAAGACGGTAGTGTTTCCCAGAGAGGTCTCTGGGATAACATCCGTGATAATAAAGGTTCTGGAAAGAAACCTACAGCTCAAATGCTGAAACAAGAGAAAAAGATTAAAGCAACTACAAAAAAGAAATAGTCATGGCAAAATTAATTCCTTATGCATTAAAAAATCCAAAAACAGATACTGTTGTACCTGGTGCTTTAATTCTTTCTAGTATTAAACCGGTATCAGGAGATTGGTTTCCTGTTGTAGAAGGTGTTGAAAGAAATACAATTAATCCTGTAGACTATGATACTACAGTTAAAGTAACTTATCCTGGAGCAGTTAATGTTCAAAGATTTGGTGATTATGCTAAATCTTTTATACAAGAAAAAGGTTACTTTCCAGATAATATAGTTTTATCAGATTCAATTTGTTCTGATGATATAGATGGTCCTATTTATTCAGATATTTCAAACATTGGTCAGACTCCTGCATCTCAGAATCAGTTTTTAGGTGCATTCATGGCAGGTGGTTTAGCTGGTTATCCTCACACAGGTATATTAGGTATACAAGCTTGGGGATCACATGTTACAACAAGTACAAATGGTGGTTTGTTTATGATTAATACACCGCATATTGGAATATCAAGAACAGGTAGTGTAGGAAGGATTTGGAGAAGAGGAAAGAGTGAAACGCAATCTTTAACGGATAATACTTGTGGTGCAGTTGCTACAGCAATTACATGGGTAGCAGCAAATGCTGTTGCTCCAGTTGTAACAAACTTTCCAAATGATTATCAAAACTATACTCTATGTGCTATACTATTTCCATTTAAAGCGGCTCTTGCAGCTATAACAACTTATGGAGCTAAAATGGTTTATGCTACTGAAAAAATAAGATTAGCTTCAAATACTTTTTTAACAGGTGCAACAGGAATAATTGATGCTAATGTTGGAACAGAAATTGATGTATTTTATTGTTCGGGAACATTTATTAATACAGATGATGGATATAATGCTTATATTAATGTTACATCATTTAAAAAATATAATAGTGTTGGTGGATGGGTAGATTTAACTACATCATTTTTAGCAGGTTTATAAAATTAATAACTATGGCAAAGACAGCAGCACTTTATTCAGTGTATTGTTTTACAAATAATATTAATAATAAAAAGTATATTGGTATTACTTCTGATGTAAAAAGAAGATTTAAGCAACATAAAGGAATGAGAAGCAGAGCAGTTGTTTTTTGTTTGGCTATTAAAAAGTATGGGTTTGAAAAATTTAAATTTGAAATACTAAAAGATAATTTAACTTTAGAAGATGCAAAACTATTTGAAGTACAGTTTATTCAAGAACTAAACTCTATGGTTCCAAATGGATATAATAGAACAAAAGGTGGTGACTATTCTGTAAAACATACAATAGCAACTATTGAAAAAATAAAAGAAAAAAATAGACTTTATAGATTAAATAATCCAGACCCAAGAAAAGGAAAAAAACATTCAGAAGAAACTAAAAAAGTAATGAGTAAGTTAGCATCTGAAAGAACAGATAGACCAAGAGGTGATAGACATTGGAATTACGGAAAGAAAACTAGTGACTTATCAAAACAAAAAATGAGTATTAGCCAAACATTAGGTAATAATGGTTTTGCAAAAAAAGTTATAGATTTAAATACTAATATTGTTTATTCTTGTATAAATGAAGCAAAACAAGTATATAACATTAGTCATTCATTTATAAGCATGGTTTGCACTGGAAAAAAAACAAGTGATAAATATAATTTTAAATATTTAAAAGATTATGAGCAAGAAAAGTGTGTCACTATCAATTTCTAGGGGTGAAAAATCAAAGTCTGGAGGTCTTACAGCAAAAGGGGTAGCTAAATACAATAATGCTACTGGAGGAAATATGAAGACAGCTGTTACTACTAAGCCATCAAAGCTTGATCCAGATAGCAAAGATGCTAAGAGAAGAAAAAGTTTTTGTAGCAGGATGTCAGGGGTTGATGGACCTATGAAAGATGAGAAGGGAAGACCAACAAGAAAAGCATTAGCTTTAAGAAAATGGAATTGTTAAAACTTATATAATATGGCAAAGTGTATGAAATGTGGTGGATCTAAGATGCAATCTGGTGGAGCTACAAAAGGTGGTAGTAATGCAAAAATGGGAATCTTTGGTATTCCTAATGCAGGAGGTACAGGACCTGAAACAATGAAAAAAGGTGGTTCTAAAGTAACTGCTGTTAAACATTCATGCCCTCCAGGTACAGTTAGATCTGCTACTGGTGGATGTGTATCTGAAAGACCAAGCTTTAAAAAAGGTGGTTCATCTTTTGGTATGTTATCAGTTAAAGCGGGTGTAGATAAAAATCCTAAAGCTACTGCTGCTGATAGAATTGCTGGTGCTAAAATGAGCAAGAAAAAAATGGGTGGTGCAACTAAAAAGAAGTGCTAATCATGGCTGAGAAAAAAGATAAAAACTGGATTCAAAAAGCTACAGCTGATATTAAGAAAAGGGGTACAAAAGGTAAATGCACCCCTATAACTAAACCTGGTTGTAAAGGTAAAGCTAAGCAGTTAGCTAAGACATTTAAAGCAATGGCTAAAAAGAAATAATTATGGCAAAGAAAGAAACACTTAATCCTATTACTGCTTTTAGAAAAGCTAATGAAGCTAGAAAAGCTGTAGTCATGAAGTCTTTGAAAAAAGCTCAGGCGGGTATTGCACAAGATACAACTGCTGCACAACAACCTGTCAATAAATATTATCCTTGGAAAGGAAATGTTAAACTTAAAACACCAACTGTTAAAGAAGAAACACCTGATTATTTAAAACCTACTAGAAAATATGCTGATCCTAGAATGGATCCAAATTATAATTCAAACCCTCCTGCTTCTTCACAGTTTGAAGGGCCAAAATCAATTTCAACAAAATCTGGCAAATCTGCTTCAGATATTTTGAATTCTTATAATAATAGTAAGAAAAAAGGAGGCGTTGTAAAAAGAAAAAAATAAGATATGTTAAACAGTGCAATTGAAATAAAAATTAAGCAGCGTATCAATAAATTAGATTCTCAAGACTATGACAACATTCAATGTTGGCAGATTGTTGAGGTATTTAATAAAGCTCAGGTAGAATGGGTAAGAAGACAATTGCATGGTATTAACTTGGTTAAAGAAGGGGATGAGCAATCTACAAGAAGAAAAGATGATCTTCAAGTATTACTTTCCCTACTTACTTTGAATCCTTTAAAAAGAGAATCTTATTTCCAATGTAATATTCCAGGTGATTATCTACAATGGAAAAGGATAGATACTTTTGCAAAAAAGGATTGTTGTGATAAAAGAAGAATGGCTGTATATCTTGCAGAAGAAGGTAACCTTACTCAACTTCTGAGAGATAAATCTAAACAACCAAGCTTTGAGTGGGGAGAAACATTTGCAACATTAATAAACAATACAATTCATATTTATACTAATGATGAATTTGATGTTGAAAGTGCTTCACTTGTTTATTACAGACAACCAAGAAAAGTACAATTTTTAAATTGTTCTGATCCTTATACAGGAGTTGCATCAACAGCTGATATTGAGTGTGAGTTGAAAGATGATATAATTGAATTAATAATTGATGAAGCAGTTTCATTACTTGCTGGAGATATTGAGTCAGGAAACCAATTCTCTAGAGGTACTCAAGGTGCTGAACGTAACAACTAAAAATAATGGAACCAAGAATGTTAAAAAGAAATCCTGGAACAAGTAAGCCAGCAGCAAGTTATCCTACTGTAGAAGCAGGTGCATCAGTAGATACTATGACCGCAGCTTGTGTAAGTGAATTAATGAATGCTGCTACTAGTATTCATAAGCTACACTTAAAGATTACAGGAGCAGGCTCCTATGCAGCTCATAAAGCATTAAATGAATTGTATGATGCTTTACCTGGACACGCTGATGATTTAGCAGAAGGTTACCAAGGAGCAAGTGAGAAACTATTATCATACAGTGAGTCATCACCAAGAGTATTAAACAGTGTAGATGATGCATTAAAATACATCCGTGATATTTGTGATATGGTTTGTGGATTACAAGATAAGATGCCATATTCAGAAATTGTAAATGATCTTGACACAATTAAGTCTACACTTAATTCAACCAAGTACAAGTTACTTTTCCTTAAATAATTTTGATATTATAAAAACTTTTACTATATTATATAGTATTTATTTATTAACTAAAACAAAAACAAAATGAGTTATTTTAATCATGCCTTTCAAAAAGCCTTTGTTGGTGTAAATGCTGCAGCTCCAATGGGGCAAGGTTACACTGAATTAAATCAAGGTGTATTGGGAACTACAGGTAACATTTTGGCTACTGGTCAATTTGCATTTGTAAACCCTAAAGATTGGAAAATCCAATCTACTTCTTATTCTGGTCAAGCATGTTGCCCATTAATTTTGGCTGCTGGATCATTATATGCAAAAGATAAAATTGGACCTTTCCACGGAGGATACAAAGAGTCTAACAAGTCTAAAGAAATTAATCCTAAGTATGTAAGCAAATTTTATTTTGCTCCTGCTTGTGCTCCATCAAACAATGTTATTCATGTTGGATATACTCCATACACTGATGACCAAGTATTAACACTTACAATCACTAATGATGGTGCAAACATCGTTGATGGTGTTTATAATGATGTTGCTTTTTCTGGTGGTGCTGGTGCAGGTTTTATTGCTAAAGTTACTGTTGTTGGTGGTGTTGCTACTGTAGTAGAAATTGCTAACGGTGGTACTGGATATTTAGCTAGTGATGTATTAACTTCTATTGCTGGTCAATTATTATCTAATGGATCTCCTGTTACACAAGTTCAATTAACTGTTGCTACAGCTGGTGCTAAAGATGGTTGTAAAAAAGACTTCTTATGTGGTGAAACTTATAACTTACGTTTAGATGTTAAAGGTTCTCCTGCATTAAGATTCTTGAATCACAATGCTTACTTGACATTAACTGCTAACACAGGATGTTGTCCAGAAGGAACAATTGTTCCAACTGCAGTAGATGCTACTGAAGTATACATCAAATGGGCTCAACAAATTATTGACTCTCCATTAATTGCTCCATTTATCTATCCAGTAGTTACTGCTGAAGATAATACATTATGGTACAAACCAGGAACTGATACATCTGCTTTAGCTGCTCCTGCTGGTTACACAATTGGTGGTACTTGGGATAAATATGTATCTCCAGGACATACTGCTAATCAATATGCAGGTATCACATTATTTGGTGCTTATGTAGATACTAAATTTGGTGATTGTACATTCCAAGTTTCTGATTTCTATGAAAAAGAGCCAGTAAGATTGTATGCTTCTGAAACTGACTTAAACGGTGACCCATGTGCATTCCAAGGATTGTGTGTGATTACTGAGTGTCAAGGAAGACAAGCAAATGGTTTAGGTGAAACAGTTCTTAGAGATGTGATTCTTTCTGAGCGTTACAGCCAAAACTTCTTCCATTCTGACTTCCGTATCCGTGAGATCACTCAAGGAAACCAAGTTTTGAATGCAATTGACAGATCTGCTTCTTACAACAGATTCTACATTCAACACCATGTTCCACGTTTCAACAATGCATCTAGTACTTTTGACAATGATCAATACTTATTAGAAGTTATCGTTGCATCTGATGTTACTCCAACAGATGGTGGACAAGGACAATTATTTGCAGAATTTGTAAATGACTGGTTGAATGGTTGTGGTGGTAACTGTGGTGATCTAGAAACTTTTGCTTGTGGTACTGATTGTACTCCAGTTATTGAGATTCCAGAAACAGTTTAATAACAAAAATTTAATAACTTTAAAGGAGAGTGAGAGTTTCAAACTCTTCTCTCCTTTTTTTATTTTAATAAAGCTATGGCAAATCATGTATTAAGTTTAGAAGTACCTACAGTAACAAATACCTGTGTAATGAAAATATTTGATACTAGTGTGTATCAAACATCATCTCCTAATATCCCTATTGTATGTCCTACATTAACAATTACAGTTCCTGGCTTCAGTACCTCAGTAGAACTTATTGGAAACAGAATGTTAGACTTTGTTGAAACTGGGCATATTAATATAACAGCATGTGATCTAGGATTACAAAAAGAAAATTGTGGTACACAGTTAGCAAATATACCTGATGGTATTTATGCAATTAAATATAGTGTTTCACCAAATAATTTAGTATTTGCTGAGTATAATCATTTAAGAATTTCTCAAGCATTGAATAAGTATTATAAGATTTTATGTAATGTTGATTTAGCAGCATGTGATCCTCCAGCAAAGATTAAGGAGAAATTAGAGAAGCTAAGATTAATAAAGATGTATTTAGAATCTGCAAAATCAAAAGTAGAATTTTGTCATGAATCTCAAAAAGGAATGAGTTTATATAACTATGCATTAAAACTTTTGAATAAATTTGAATGTAATAATTGTTAACCTTAAAAACCAACCAAAATGAATTGTAATAATTGTAATGCAAGACTATCTTGTGGATGTCAAAAGAAAACAGCAAGTGATGGAAAATCATGTTGTGCAAATTGTTTAAGTCTTTATGAAAAAGGTTTAAGAAATAATAAACCTGTTAGTTCTGCAACAAACACTACAAATAAAAATATCTGGGGATCAGATAGATTTACAGCTAATAAATAAATATTAAACTATGAATGATAATGTAAATACAGTTGAGCCAATAGGTAATCAGTGGTATATTTTATATCCTTGTATTAATGATATTTCACAATCTGTATTTTTTACACAGGTAGATTTATTTGGTCAATATGTAAACACAGTAATTGAAGTAGCACTTGATAATGGAGGAACTGATTACTTAGGTTGCTTTAACGTACAGTTATTTTCAGGTACTCCTCCTGCTTATGGAATAGTACATAATAATGCTTTTTATATAGGAACTGCATGTGGTGACTGTGAAACACATTGTATTGCTGTTGGTGGTGGAAATGGTTATGTAACATACATTAACTATGATAACATAGAAGATACTACATCTTTACCAGCTAAAATATGTACTAAGTCAAAACCATTTACTTCAATAGCTACTCCGGTAATAACTGAAATTAATCCTAACTGTTCATCAGGAATTGGTTGTGAAATTTCATGTTATGTATTGACGAACTGTGCAACAGGTCAAATTATCAATTCTAATAATCAAAGTTTATTTTCAGCATATGCTAATCAAAGTACAATAACATTAAATGAATTTGATGGGTGCTGGACCGTAGCAGTAGGTATTGAATGTATATGTTTTGAAGATGTAAGTATAAATCTTATATACAGTAGTTGTGAAACATGTTTACCTATTGTAGCTTATACCCTTACAAATTGTGAAAATGAATCATTAAAAAAATATTCTGAAGAAGATTTATCAGCATATGTTGGTAAAACAGTTTCACTTGATTGTGGAGACTGTTGGTATCTTGAAGAAATAGATTTTAAGCCACCACAAACACAACCTTTTGTAATTGAACATGTATATGATTCATGTGATCAATGTTCAAGAGCATACTGGGTATTATATGATTGTGCTGGTGACTTAGCACCAATTACTACATATACAGATTTAACAGTATATGAAAACAGTATTGTAAAACTTGCAGGATTTTCAAGTTGTTGGTCAATTCAAAGCTCTCCTACTCCAGATTATGAAAATGCTGTAGGGGTATCTATAAGTAAACAGTTTGAAGATTGTCCAACATGTTTAACTGTTTCAGGATGTATTTGTACAAAAATTAAAAATACAACAACAGAAACATTAAATTATACATATAAAGATTGTTCAGGCATGCAACAATCTTTTACATTAGCTTCCGGAGCATCAAGTACTAAGAATTGTGTTAATCAATGGATTTTAAAACATCCTGCCACAGATATAGTAAATGAGTATGGTGAATGTATAGAAGATCCTAACAATATTTCAGATAAAGTATGTCCAATAGATATAACTGGTAGAATGATGAAACCAGGTTATACCACACCTAATTGTAATACTGAAAAATTTGAAAGAATTACATGTGCAACAGCAGAAGTATTATACAAACAAGTTTTACAACAAAGATATGGTATAAGCAACTGTTGTTCGGAAGATGATGAAAACTTAATCCTTAAAAAAGAAGTAATTGATTTGCAATCATTACATGATCCAAATTTCAATTGTACTGAGCCTTTGTCTTGTTGTACACCTTCACAATGTAGTTGTGGAAATTGTATAAGTCAATAATATTTTGTATATTAAACTAAGAAGTAAAGATATGAAACCACTTAATTTAGATAATAGTCCTTGCAGTCCAGTATCAAGTAACTGTATTATTTGGCAAGGCCCAAATATTTCTTGTATAAAGTTATGTACAGGTGATACTGTTACAGATGTAGTATATGCATTAGCAACACAATTGTGTACTATTCTTGATCAAGTTAATATTTCTACACTTGATTTATCTTGTTTAGATATTACAACTGGTACACCAACTAATATTAATCAATTACTTCAAATATTAATTGATAAGATATGTGAGTTAAATAATGTACCAACACCTAGTGCATTTCCTACTCGTGGAAATAGTTCATGTCCTACAAATTGTATTGTACCGGTTGCTACTTGTTTACAAACAGGTGGCCAAACAACAATGAAATTGTTGGACTATGTTCAATTAATTGGTAACACAGTTTGTTCAATCTTAAGTAGTATTGCAACAATTAATAATTCAATTACAAATTTAACAAATAGAGTGATTGAATTAGAATCTGTTCCTCCTAATCCTCCATATGTACTTCCTCCAGTTACACCTATTTGTACTTTATCTCCTAGTATTCCTGGAGGTGTTTCAGCTCCATTAAATTTTGTTCTTGACGCACTTATTAATGATCTTGATCATGGATACTGTGCATTAGTTTCTTCTACAGGACAACCTGCAGTTATTCAACAGGCTTACAATTTACAACCAATTAATGGTACGGATGGTTCTTTATCTAATTGTGCATTAACATTAAATCAATTGTTTAGTACAATATGGGTTAATACACCACAAAATTTAAGTCAGAGTTTTATTGATTTATGGTTCACTGTTAAAGATATCAGAGATGCCTATAAAAGATATAACGTAGTTTCTGGTAGTTCTAATGTTACTGTTACACCAACAACAACTCCTGGAACATGCGGTCCTGAAATTTCATTTTCAATAAGTGTTGATCCAGGAGCTGGTAAATCAGGTAGAGGTATTGCTGTATTTTCACAATCAATTGCACCAACTCAAGCAAATTTTGATGCTAATTATGCAGGTAAAGAAGGATTTACTGTTAACTTTATACCTGGAAACAATCAAATATTACCTGGTGATATTTGGATTGAACCATGTGTGTAATAAATAACTAAAAATGGGAAAATATAAAGTATTTAATGGTTCTAATTGGGTAGATATATGTGATTGCAATGTTCATATAAGAAATGCAAATGATAATTGGCAATTACTTGATCCTGCAAATTGTGTAACAAAATATTGGACAGGTACTGAATGGTGTGAAATTGTATGCTGTAGCTGTGCAGAAGGTTATACATTAAACACATTAACTAATATATGTGAAAAAGTAGAAAGAATTCCTGCTACAGCAAGTGGTGGTACATTTTATCCTATTATTGTAGGTAATAAAGCCGTTGTATATGGAAATCTTGGTGGAGCACTATATCCAAATATTACAGGAGCTACGTTTCCAATCAATGGCTACAGTAGTCCTACATATATAGTTAAAGATGCTGCAGGTACTGGTCTAACATATTCGCCTACATTATCTGTAGCTGGTAACCAAATATTTAATTCAAATGGTACAACTACAGGAGGTAGATTGAATTATAATTCACTATGGGGAACTGATTATCCATTTAATACATGGTTTACTCTTAGATTTTGTATTACAATTACACAAGATAAAACTTATATTTTTGCATTAGCTGGAGATAATCAAGTAAAGGCTGGTATAACATCAACAACATTTCAGGGAGGTGTAACAAGTTTAAATTTAGTTAATCTTTGGGCTTCACCTAGTTCTTCAGGAACTCCTCCAGATCCATCAAATACAGGACCTTTTAATTATTGGCATATGTTTCCTATAAATCTACCTGTAGGGGATCATGTTTTTGAATTATCTGGTTATAACTTTTTTGATTTATACGGGTTTGCTGCTGAAGTTTATGATATACCTGTTTTAGATTTACAAAATTTAATGGCTTCAAGTACAGCAACTGTTGATGATCTTGAGCCTTATATAATGTTCAAAACAAAAGATTTAATTGTAGATCCTCCAATTAGATTACCTCAGGCAGGTAGTACAGGAATAACCTATTCCTGTCCAAGCGGT